TAAATCACTATTTAACTGAGTGTAAAGGTCCATCAAAGCCTTGCCCTGGGCTGCTGAAAGTGGTAATTTGGCATTATTGGTCACGCAGTTGTTTACGATCTGGCCGATCAGACACGCGCCCTTAAACGCTGCTTTCACGTTACTTACTATTGTGGACAACTTCCCTTTACTTTTGATGTTATTGATTGCTGTAGCAGCATCTGGGACCGTCGTACTCCCAGAGTAATCTTCAAAAGTCGGTGTATCCAGGTCTTTCAATGCAGCATCTGCTTTATCCCAGTTATTGTTCTGATCCTGAACTGAGTAGAAATCGCTCTCATCTGGTTTCTTGAAATTATAATTTGTCGTATTAGTTGCCATTCGGTAACTCTCCTTTCGATAATTCATTGTGTGTCAGCTGTGCCAGCTCGGCATGCTGATAGGCTTGCAGTTCCTGAATTCTATTTTTAAGGTGTCCGCCACGGATCCGCTCATGCGTATACGCCGCCAGTTCTGCATGTGTAAAAGTTCCAACTGCGCCATAGGTGTTAAAAATGTACTCGTACAGCACCTTCAAATGAGCTGGTACTGCCTCTTCTATCGTCTGTTTGATATCTGACATATTCCCGGGTATACCAGATGTACCCGTGAAACAGACAGTGATTGTATACGAAGGAAAATTCTCCACGATATCAACAGCTGCGCTTGTGAAGCTTTCCGCAATGTTCTGAATCAGCGAAGCAGTTGTTGTCCCAGCTCCGGATATCTTCGCCTTAATGCGTTCCTGACGATACCGGTCGGATTTAGCGGCGTCAGGGACCAGGCCCAGTAATCGTTCGTATCGGGCAAGCGTATCCGAAGCTGATCCCACAAAACAGTTATCGATGGTCTTATACATTTCTGTGTCAAGGCTATCTGACTGTTCTGACAGAATACTTTGCAGCGTCTTCATCGTCTCATTGTTTTCATAATAGACCGGAAGCAGTTTAATTAATTCCATAGATCCTCACCTCCGAAAAATCTACAGTTCCTATAACCGGAATGGCTTTATCAGTAATAATTACATTTGCCATGGAACCATTCAACGTTAGGTTATCATAATCCTGTACGCCTTCCGTGGCCAGGAGCAGGCTCCCGATCCGGGCATAACTCACACGATAATCCGTAAATACCAGTCCTTTTAGGTACGTGTTTAGAGATACCCGGAATGCCTGCAGCACATCATCTTTGGCTTTGCTGCCGTCCAGGGTAACATCAGCCACGACGTTGACAGCCATGGAAGACGGGCTGTCGATCGTGACATTCGCTCCGATGGGGCGGACCATTTCCATATAAGCCGATACTGCGCTTTCCAGAGATGTGTCTATATTTTTATCGTTGTCCACAATTAGGACTGTCACGGTACCAGGACCACTGGCCAGTGGAAATACCCTGGCATCTCCGACACCTGGCACATCTAAAGCCCATAACTTATAGTGGTATGCATTTCCTGACGTGGCTGGCAGCTGCACTTTTTGCAGGAATCTCTCCCGCAGGGCCCCGTCCGTCTCCTCGTCAGCTCCTGCTGATATGATGTCAGTCAGTTCCGCGGTCACTCCCGTTATATTTGATATCGGCTGCACGGATCCCGAATACTGGTTTCCAATGTCACCCGAAGTTTCGCACTGAGCCTCGTACTCCGTACCAGACGCCAGTTCCCTTGTGACAGTATAGACCAGGGAGTTCAGCCCCCAGCGGCTGCCGATCGGAACTGCTCCTGTTGTTATCATTTTTCGCACTGCAGCGCTGGCAGGTTTCCTCGTTACACCGAATGCAGCTACTGCCCTGTCAAGATACTCGCCGACTGCGGTATCCGGAAAGACCAGATCCAGATAGTTTTCCAATTGGAAATTCTGCTGTGCCAAAAAGTAAGCACACGGCGCCAGAGCGTCATATATGATGCTTCCCTCCCTCTTATCCACGTTACTCGGTACTCTGCCCAGCATGGCCTGTAACAGCTCCTCATATGTCATACGGGTACCTCCATTTCTATTTCGATATCTCCATAAATACTGAAGACATTAAAAGAGCACTGGCACGTGTCCCCAGTAAAAGAAAAGCTGAATCCATCAACCTCCTGTATCCTGTCGTCACGCAACAGTGCTTCCCGTATCATTCTCTTCATTTCTGCCCGTACATAGGGCTGCTCCTCTCCGATCAGCTCTTTCCATGCAATACCATAACTGAAACTGTATATGGGGTACTCATACTGATCGGTATCAAGTACCTTATAAATAGCCTGTTTTAATGCTTCCTGATCGTCTACATACCCTTCTATCTTACAGGGCGATACTTTATAAGTCTTTCCTTCAAAAGTCCGTTCCTGGAGTACTATGCCGGTTGTAAGTTTCATGTTAACCTCCTGTCTGATATGGCTTCCCGATGATTTCCAGAATATAGTATTCCCGGCCGCCGTCGTTGCGAAGAAGCCTGACTTTATCACCGGCAGCTATCTTCGATACCATATTCCCGGTTATCATGCTCATGGGGATCGGAAGGTTCCCGACCATAACGGAGTTCCCTTTGTACTCCCCGATTACTACCGCAGCCACCTTCCGGTTGTTCAGATAATTGTTTACTATCGTTTTTATGACATTAAACAGTTCGTTCGCTCCATTCCTGTCATTCACCGGCCATCACCTCAACTTTCATCGTGTGAACCGGCAGAAAATCGTGGGTAACCTTTTTCACGATCAGCCTATGGCCCAGTCCCATCTCATCTATGCTTCCATAGATGCTGTTTCCGGCACGCACCCGGAGATCTCCCAGGCATTCCAACTTCAGACTCTCCTTTTCATGGTTGTACAGCTTCAGGAGATTATTGGCGCGCTCCTGGGCTTTTGCAGCATTGTCGATCCCGGAAGCCGACGTCTCAAAATACTGGAGCAGCCCGTACCGGTTTATGGATTCCTGATCGGCTGCGGCACCTACATCCATTTTCTTGCTTTCCTCATCTTTCCAGCCTACCTTGATCCGGTTATAAAAATCATCATCAATAGACTTCTCCCAGCTGTAACCGGTGCACAAGCTCCGGTCTCCCAGTACAAGAGGAAGCTGTAGGTTCCGCATATTCCAGAGGCATATGGATCCATACTCATCACGGACGCAGTACATTTCCTGCGTTGCGATCAGCGTATCGGAGATGGCCTGCGTCACTTCATCGAGCCAGGTCTTGTCTGAATCGGCGATTGTCGGCAATACATAACCCAGATCCTCCATGGTGCCCGGCTTCAAAGACAAGAAGGTACACATATTCTGAACCAGGTTCTTCAGCGTCCCGTTTTCCAGCACAATGATCTCCTTCGCTTTCGCATACCGCAGCTGGTCATAGGCTTTAACCTTAATAATTCCAGATTCGTCGCCGGATACCTTAAAAACAGTTCCAAAAAAGATGCCATCGGCCTGATCGTTATCAGTCAGGCGAACGACATCTCCGTTTTGTAATATTAGACCATCATTGATATACGAGATGTCCATGCTGCTGGATCCATCATTCAGCGCATCGGACCACGATATCTCTGTACACATGCCCGATATATCGTAAATATATCCTCCTGTTTCGACTAATACTTCCATATACACCTCCTATGATGGGATAGTGAATACCTGGCCCGGATAGATCAGGTTTGGATTCTTAATATCTGGATTGGCTGACATGATCTTCGGATATTGGGATCCATTGCCATAATACTTCTTAGCTATCCCCCACAGCGTATCTCCTGACTGTACTGTGTGTGTTTTATTTGCAGTTACCGCAGGATTCTCAGCAAGGGGCGTTTCCTCCTGCTTTACCGTAGCATCAGGAGCCTGGACAGCTACATACCTTTTTCCGGCCCCTTTATACTCCATGAGTGTCAATGATATATACTTATCCCCTTCTTCTCCTGCTTTTTCCACTACCTCTACACTCTTTACCAGTACCTTGACGCTGATATCATCTGAAATATCATTCGATGCAATGAACCGGATCGGCTTCTTATTCTTCTGAGCCTTCCGGAACATCTTCTCGTAATAATCTGCATCGGCTTCTGTACCGGATTCCATGTAGCTGACATTGTGTCCCGGGAACTCAGCCTCAAAGCTGAACTCCTCCAAAGCACAGTAGGAAGGGATAGAAACCTGCCCTTCCTCCAACACCTGATACGTTTCGATATTAAGTTCTCTTGATCTCTTAATCTCCTCCGGATTGACCGGAAGCTTATATTTCTTGCTGCCATATTTGAAATATACCGAGTATGACATTAAGTCGGCACCCCCTCTGGAGCAGTTGCAATCATTTCTTTGAGCTGTTCAGATACATGACTCATGATGTTGTCGGTATCTACCTCTTTGGTAATCGGACCGCTGAATTCTACCTTAATATTTGGCGCAAGTGTATTTTGGGAGATGCGGGCAATATAATCGCGCTCTGCAAGCCTGCGCATCCATTCGATATCCTCTTCATTCTCGACCTTCACCGCGCCACCTTTTCCGGTCCCTTTCACAGTTGCTGGATTACCGGCAGTAGCAAACTGGCTGTAGTCGATACCACCTGCATTAGGGTCAATTTCCAAAGCACTTCCAAAATCCCATTTGTCAATGAAATCCCCAACACCCTTTCCTTTTTCTCCCCATGCTTCTGCTGTGGCGGCGATATCTTTCGTATCCATCCGCATATCGTCCAAAGATACATAATCATCAGCTTTAAAGCTGTCTCCCCATGACTTTAGTTTAGTTGAAAATCCTCCGACTGCTCCCGCCAAATTAGAACCGAATACTCCGTCGATTGCCGTTGCAATATCCTTGATAATGGTAAGAACGCTAGTAGCCATTCCGATAAATAAATTAACGATTGCCTGTATAGGATGGTGAAATACATTTGCCAAAAATTCAGCAAATGATATGAATAAATTCCACAGGCTGGATATAATGTTATACCCTGTTCCGTAAAATGCTCCAAGTAATCCACCGATAAAGCTAAATATATCCGCAAAGGTTACTCCAGTAGATGTCAGGGCTAAAACAATAGCCCCCAGAGTAGCGATAATCAAAATCAACGGCCAGTGTGCCGCAAGAGTAGCTCCAGCTGCTACAAGCATCTGCCCAGCCCATAAGCCTGCCATAATAATAGCAACCGCAAAAAAAGTCCTTACGATGGGATCTCCTCGAATAAATGCATCAATCAGCCAGTTGGCTCCCTCTGCAATCGCCGCAATACCTTCATTCAATGCAGCCAGAAGTGTCTGCGCTCCACTGCTATTCAGCAGGGTATTTAGCTTTTCCATTGTGGGGCCGAAAGCCTCCAATGCGTTATTTGCCATAAGCTGCCCGACATCGGCAAAAGTCATTGGCATTTCTGCAAATTTGTCATTAATATCGTCAGCAGCCGTAAACATTGCATTCTTAATAATATCGGCTGTGATAAGTCCATCAGAAGACAATTCCTTCAGTTCACCTTTACTTTTTCCCATATACTTAGCAATTGCATCAGCAACCATAGGCGCATTTTCCATAACAGATCGGAACTCATCACCCTGCAGCTTACCGGCCGCCATAGCCTGTGTCAACTGTAAAAATGCAGATTGCTGCTCCGACGTTCCGGCTCCTGATACTTTCAACGATTTTTGCAGAAGTTCAGTAAAACCGATAGCTTCGTCATTTGATGTAAAACTATCTCCGGCAAGGAGATTCATTTTGGCAACTGCTCCGGCCATGTCTGTATAACTGCCTCGTGACCGGTTTGCGGCATCGAAAACCTTATCCTGCAATTCTGCTGGAGTCTGATTGTCATCATTAACCATTCTTAATCTGGCCGCTGCATTGGTATAATCGTCTACCAAGTCCATACCTTTCTTCACAGCCGCCAAACTGACCACTGTTCCAATTAAAGTTTTTAAACTGCCGTTCGCCTTATTGGCTTTCCTTTCCGTATCAGAAAGAGAATTGTTAAACTTTGTCATTTTAGGAGAGGCAGCCTCGGATCCATTTCCCGCCTTTGTAACCGAGTCATTTACCTTATCGGCAGCCTTTGATGCTTTAAGCATTTTATCAGTCGCGGCATTCGTCTTGTTCATCATTTTATTAATCTGCGAGCTATACCCATCCATAAGACGGAACATAGCGCTTAATGTCGGCATAATCCACCTCCTATTTCATCTGGCTGGCAAGTCTTTTCTCTTCTTCTATTCGAAGATCTATACTTGCGTATACGACAGCTTTTTCCTTTTGACTCATAGCTTCTAAGACAGTTGGCAAAATGTGAAGTTTCTGCAGGGCAAAGTGAGTATAATTCATCTCAACATCACCCTGCTTTATCAGTTTTTTGCCTCGTCAATATCTTCGTTGATATCCTTATCCAAGCCAGATAATCCCTGTACAGCCTCCATTAGTGTTGCAAACTCCCCAACATAGAGCATGGCTACAAGAGTCTTGTCAGCACCTAAAGTGCCATATGCTCTCTGTAATTCTGAATTTTCCAGATCAGGTTCCACGACCGCCGCCGCAACCAAATTCTGGTTATATGATACTTTATCAAAATACTCATTCCCTTTTTTATCTTTTTTTGTATATTTCCGGAGCAGTCCATCATTTTCCTGCTGAGTGATTGGGCGGATCACGAATGGAACCGGTTTTCCATTTTCTTTGAATCGTTCAGATACAATCACCTCTTTATTTTCCGCTTGCTCCGGATGTAAAAACGCATTTAAGCTTCCCATGTTTAGCTCTCCTCTCAATCAAAAAGAGACGCTAGCTTTGCGTCTCTCAACTGTTTAACTTTTTCCATTTTTTCCAAGTCATGTTTGCTGGAACTTCTATATTTTTACCTGTTTTTGGATCTCTGGCGACCCTTATTTCACCTTCCTTGTCATCATCGTCAAAATACGGAACTGTCGTACAGCGGCACCCGCGGTGCAGCGGAGGCAAATTCTTGCCTATCACACTTCCCTTAATTTTAATGACCTTTCCGTCCATGTTTCCACAAACGGGGCATGTTTTATTATCTAATGTGGCAAGAAACGCTACTTTATCGAATCCGTCTCTTACCAAACCTTGAATATCGCACAAAGTCATGTATCTAGACTCAAGATAGTCAATTTCCAAATACACCTCTTTTTGTTTTTCTTTATCTGGACAGGCCCATTTTGATACTTTGTGAGGGTGCGCTCCTGTTAAAGCGCAGTAGACAGCATTATGCAACATTTCAGGATCCGCCTTCATCGTATAAAAATACTGTATGGTGGATTCTGTTTCTTCGCTCAGCCCTTGTTCAAGCTCCTCTTCCCAATCAAATCCTAAACTGGGCTTTCCACTCTCAACATTCCATTTGCAAATGATCCTATATGCTCCTTTAAAGTCCTTGCGCCTTAACGCCTTCATGGCCTCCTGATAGCAAGACTCGTCACTATCAACGACTACCGCCAGATCCTTATGCTTCAAAAAATCAAATAATCCCATTTCACCACCCCCTTCTTACCATCAATTATAATAGTTCCCGAGGCAAGTGTAAATGACTTATCTCATATTCTCCGGAAAGGCATAACTCTCCAATTCATCCACATCATCAAACGTAAAATCAGTATCTACAGTATTCAGATCTTCGCTGGAATCGTCCAGATAGGCCACCGGCGCCTTTGCCAGAATACAGTTCCTCATAACAACTACCCGGCGTCCCACAGTAGATGCAGGATCCTCATTCGTGGTCTGAATACTGATCTGCGGAACCTTGCCCTCTTTGATATACTGCTGATAAACAGCAAGCGCGGCGGGGCTTACGTTGTACATAGTCAGTGTTCCTTTTCCCTCTGCGCCTACCACCTTATGCTGTGTCATACGATGCCCCAGGAGCCGCTTTGCCAGCACCTTAAATTCGATGCTGGCATCTACTTTCGATATCTCGAAAAAATACCGGTTCTGGCCATCGATTGTGATAAAAGCGCTGCCTTCACTTCCTGTCACCAGATCAGTGAGTTTTGTGTAATTTCCCATGTCATATCCTCCTTACGACAGATTAACTGTGATATATATCTTCTCTACGCTGTCAACCGGCTGTACCGCTGCTTCGATTACAACAGCATCCGAATCATTTCCCTTTGTGACCGCAACATCGTCAGTCACAAAATTCTGAACCGCCCCCATCGCCTGAAGTGTAGTAAAATAGTCCACCAGAGACGCCTTCAGAAGAGATCTGCCTTCATCATTATTATTGACCTTCCCGACATAATTCGCTTCAAAGATCTTCGTGATATCGTTGGCGATATTGTCAACGGTCCGAATCACTCTGTTCTTCGTGAACATCTTTCCTTTGTCTACCGTAACCGTTGTAAGGGAGTTGATATCATATACTACAGATACATTCTGGGCTGTGTCTACTTTAAAAATAAACTTACCCGCAGTTACAGCCGCCTCCATCTCTGATTTTGTCATTCGGGGTTTAACGTCGATGGCCCCCGCATAAACCATACCAGTGTTTGACGTAGTGATACTGGCACCGGCTGTGGCTCCTGCCACCCATGCAGTTACCTCTGCAGCCGTCAGTTCCTGATTTCCTGGCATGATGATGCCCTGAACAACATTGATGATCCCCTCGCTGTCTGCCACATGGTTCGCGAGCACCGCCTGACACTTCACCCCCTCATCGTCCCTCATGGCCTTGATCCATGTCGCAATCGCTGTTTTGTTGACCTCCTCGCCCTCTCCTTCATAGGGATAGCAGAGAGTATTGAACTGCACGGTTTTAAGGGCTGCAAGGGCCGCAGTGACGTCAGCCGCTTTGTGACTTGCTTTGAGTTTATATACCAATACGGTTTTTGCCTTCTTCAGTGCTTCCGCAGCCAGCTTCTTATCCGAGGCCGTAGCTCCGTCTGGCCATGCCGCCTCCGTTGCTGTAATTGTATACATAGCGCCGTCAGTACCCACACTCATTTCCTGCAGGATAACAACGGTTCCGCGGTCCCCCGGTGTAATAGACAGCGGTTCATTCGTCCGGATATTGATATAGGCTCCGGGCAGTACCTTATTCTGGGATTCCCATGTTCCTGCCATGGCTTACTCCTCCTTTATGTCTGTGTTTTGTGATATTGTCTGCATTGCTGTGCTGTTGTTTTCCTGATATTCCCGGTAGTCAACGTCGAAAAGGAAATGCAGGACACTATCCACAATCTTTAAGTTTCTATTTCTGATTTTGAAATCTGCCACTATAAATTCCCGGCTCAAATCCTGACCAACAAGCCAACATTCCTCATAAGGTTCTCTGTCAGTCGCCGGAAAGTATGATACGTCTACCCTGACTGAATTCTTAAGTCGTCCATTAATACCTCTGGAAGGCTCCTGTTCATAGAAGGTAACCAGGAAAGACGGCTGTGCAAAGTTCTGCGGCACATCTTCAACGTACACTTTGCACGGCCTGACTGCCTTCAATCCAGCCGTGATATTCTTATATAGTTTTTCAATCATGCTTGCTCTGCACCGCCTTTACTTCTTTCTCGAACTCCTTCACCAGCTGCTTCTCGATGTATCCCCTGGTTTTTTCCAGCACGAACGTACCTTTTACAAAACCTTTTGTTGGACCGCCTTTTTTCGTTACGATGCGATGGCCGTAATTCCAATATGTGGAATACTCTGCGGTGTTCACCAGCTCCGTCTCCACGCCTGCTTTTGTCTTCTTTGTCGGAAGCTTATGCCAGCTTTTTCGCAAGAATCCGCCAACTCCCGGATTCTTAACTTTAAAACTTACAACTTTTCTGACGCCAGGGCCATTATTCACAATGAAAGTTACTGGGTTGGGGTGATCTCCTACAGGCGTACGCCGCTTCGCATAGGCCGCACCGGCGTTTACAGCCTTGTTAAGCACCTTCTTATCAATCTGCTGGATATCCTCCACCATCGCCATAAGTTCTTTCCGGAACTGGTCAATAGCAGCCTTATTCCTACGGTAATTGCTACTACTCATGCATTATCATCTCTCTTTATTTCACACTGCCACTGATAGGTATACGGGTGGCACTCCCCCAGATCAACTTCAATGGTCTTTCCGGTTCGCAGAGTGATCAGCAGCTGATCTCCTTCCCGAATATCCTCAGTCAGTCCACAAAATAGCTTGTGGCTGTTCACAATTGCCGGATTTGGTGCGCCGGTGGATACCTGGCCCGAAGAACTGTACCGACAGGGACGCCCAGTTGCCACGGCTGCTCTTACCTGCTTTGTGATACCATCTATTTCAACGTCTGTCCATCGGTACACATCCATTTTAGCGTCATACATTCTTGCATACGGGTTTCGCATATCCTCTCAGCCTCCTGTGCCTCCTCAGACCTGCCTTATCGCTCTCAGACAGGCCATAGATACTTGCCTTCGTATTTCCCTCCGTCTGCGCCCAGGTAATGCTTCCATCGCCTTCCTTGATACTTGCAATCTCTGGATTATATCCGCTGCCTTCAGATGCCTCGTACTCGATTATTCCTCTCGCCTTTTTCCGTACAAAGGGTTCCAGAATATCCGGTACGCAATCCGGATCCAGGTTACAGTAATCGCAGACTGTCAGAATCAGATCCGAGATGATCAGATCATGGTCTTCTGTACCCAGCCGCAGATTTTGCTTTACTGTCTGCAGCATCTCATTACTATTCATTTTACACCTCCATGGATTCAATCTGCTGATGAGTCATACTGTGAAGAGCTGAATGGCGGTATTCCTGAAGCTGTGCATAAGTAGGAACGGATTCTCCTCTCAGCCTTAACTGTCCATTTGTATAGGAAGTCAGTTCAGCATTGGTTGACCTTCCCAGATATCCGTGCGTAACGACAGATACGCTCACAATAAGACGCTCTTTGACGGAAACCGGATTCCGGCTTAACTCCACAGCTTCAATCCGCACCGCCATCAGACCACCTCCATCTGCTCCCGGTTCTTAATAACCTCGTCCGCAATCATCAACGTGATTTCCAAAATGTAAAGATTGCTCCGGTACGTTGGCTGAATTTTCACGTCTACAAAGCTTCCATCTTCCTCCTGGGTCACTTCACAGCCGCCTGATGCCTCTACTTCGCCATTATATATCAGTTCATAGGTGGCATCTTTAACAACAAAGTATTCTGACTTGACAGAATGGACGAAATACTTTACATGTCTGTCTTCGCCCAAAATAAAACGTATCATAATGCCACCTCCTGACATTCTGGAATCAATCGTGTAAACAGATACTCTGTAAACTGTGGTTCCATTTGATATGGCGCCTGAAGGAGCTCAAACGTATACTTTGGAAGCGGCAGCGCGTGAATACAGATATTTCCGGCATCTACGGTATAAAGCATCTTTGAAAGATACGTCTGGTTTCCTGCTTCATCTTCGGCCACCACCTCTACCACATATTCTCCGTCAGCATCAAAAGGGACCGGCACACTCCACCGGTCCTCATCTACTTTCTGTAGTATTACTTCTATGCCATCTACCAGGCCAAATACACGTGCTACTGCCATGGCATTGCCTCCTTAGTCGGTAACCTCCACGCTGATCACATAAGTCTTACCGGCATCTACCGGATTAGGCGTGAGCGTTACGGCCTTAATCGTCGGGGCTACAGTATCGAGTGTCACTGTCCTGGTTACGGTCGTGCTCTTACCCGCGGAGTCTGTCGCCACAACTGTGATTGTGTTACCGCCAGATACCAACGTCAGAGCTTTGCTGAAGAAACCGTCTGCCCCTACCGTCACGGCCTCAGCTGATCCGCTGTTAAGTTTGACTGTCACTGTTACAGGGCTGGATGTAATATCGTTGGTTGTACCGGTTACTGTGCAGGCTGCCTTATTCGTAATCAAACCATTTACCGGAGCCGTGACAGACAGTGTCGGCGGTACTGTATCGATCTTAAAGGTGACACTCTTCTGAGTAGCTGCATTCCCGTCATTATCTGCCGCATCGATCTTAATTGTGTGGCTGCCATCTGCCAAGGCTGTAGTCGGTGTATAGGTACAATCATATCCACCAGTGATGGCCGTCTTTGTAATGGCGCTGCCTGTAACCTTGCTGCCGCTGTCAATGGTAATACCGATCGTATCTGGATTGACGCCAGAGTCGTTATCTGTAACCTTCCAGCGAATCGCTGGCTTATTATTGATGATCAGTGCACTGGCCGTCGGATATGTGATTGTAATAGCTGGGGCCGTCTTCTCCTTTACGTGGAGCTGCAGGCTGCTTCCGAGTGTGGCATCTGTGTCATTTTTTGTGGTCACATTCCCGGCCTCGTCCGTGGCCTTGATCGTCACTGGAAAATAATGCCCGTCGTTATTGTTATAAGACGACGTGGCCGGCGCTGTAATTGTGGCCTCATATTTCTTCGAGGTACTGTTATAGGTCAGTGTGGTTGTAACACCGTTAATTACGGCCTGTACTGTCTTAACTGCCATATGTCAGACCTCCTTATCCGATCTTATGCTTAAACGCAACGATCCTGATCTGCTTCGGCTCATAGACTCTTTCATAGTTGATGGCATTCATCAGTTCCGCCTTCGTCGGAGTCTCTACATGCTCTCTGGCAAGGTCAGTCCATTTGATCCCACGTGCATGCATGATGAACGTCTTACGGTTAATCAGGTAATCTACACCGGATCCCTTCTTCTTGTCTCGATCTACTTCAGTAGCAACAAAGCCGACGGGAGAACCATTTCCGAATGCAATTGCCCCCTGGCCAAACAAATAGGTGGTATATACGCCATCTGCGACCGGACAGCCATCATCCACAATTACCCGGCGCCCCTGGTAGGTATCAAACTCAACATCCGTAGAATCCCGTTCTGTGTCGATCAGGTTATTTTTCTTCAGAAAAGCCTTTGTGGCGCTGTGCATGGCCACAGCCGTCAGCTGTCCCTGTGCATCGCCGAGCAGCTGCAAAGCATCAATAAAAGCGCTGGCACTGATCTTCTGGGCCGCGGCGGAACCCGCTGCCGAAATGTCCAGGATATGGTCTGCAAGCGGTGTTTTGGTCTCTGCTGGTTCTGTTGCAGTCTGATAGCTGCCGAACACTCCGGAAAGCACCTGGATCAGAATCTTCTGGTACTCTCTCGCCCAATACCCCGCTACCAGATCACCAATGGCGGCCATCGGGTCACTGCCGGCAAGCGCAGCCGATAAATCTGTGGCGGCCCACATATTAGCCCTGCGGACTGTCGTAGATACATCTTTGTTAGACGTGATCTTCTTTGCAGTCAGATCCTGATCCTCGATAATGTCCTCAGAATCTCCGCTCAGATCCTCGAAAAATGGCATCTGGTGGATCGGCGCTGCTTCACTGGCCAGACGGTCAAACTCTGCATTATTTGTTATAATTCCGCTCTGGAAGAGTGCGGATAACTCCATAGTCCGGTTCACGACATAAGGCGTGAAAAGCTCCGGTACGATAACATCTGATAATCTTGTTACTGGCATTTAATCACCTATTCCCTTTCTTATACGTTGATGGTTACTCCGGCCGCGGCCGCCAGGGCCTGGGCCTGTGTCGGATTCTCTTTCAACAGCTTCCCCTGTTCTGTCAGGTTAAAGCTGTCTTTTGCAAATGGATTCTTTGCAGGGGGAGTTCCACCTCCTGCCGGCTTATAGTCTGGTCCCGGATCTGCCTTAAACAGATGGGGAGCGGATTCTTTCAGGGGCTTCACAATATCGTCGATTCCGACCGGCTTCCCGTCCTTGTCAAACGTGAACTTGTCAAGCCCGCCCTGCTTGTAAATGATGTAATCAGCATCAACCACACCGGCCTCTTTCAGCTTGTCTTTCAAAGCGTATTCCTTCACTGTATTGGCCGATGCAGTTTCCAGGGCCGTCACCTTCTCCTTATACTCCTTGACCTGCTTCTGAAGCTCCTCGTTGTCCGAGTTATCTTTTTTCAGCGTCTCGATCGTTGTATTTGCTTCCTTCAGCTTCCCGTTGATCTCATCGAAGCGTTCCTTCGGTACAAAACCTTTCACAGATTCGTTCCATGCGTCAACTGCGATCTGCGCATGTTCCTCTGACAATCCCTTTGCTACTAACTCTTCTTTCTTCATGACCTCTTACTCCTTTCGATTCATCTTCACTTGTTGCCCGGTCGTGTCCGGTGATGTCTCCCTCTTTTGCGCCTGGGATACCAAAAAAGGCGAAAAAATAACACCCAGGAGATTCCTGCGTGCTAATAACTTAGTAACGGTGCTTACATCACCACTCAATAAAATACCAGGGTATCTATAACCCTGGCACTCTTTACTCAACGGCCTATGATCTTCTTTTTCCCTGGCTGTGGCTGCGTCTTATAGAGCTCTTCCTTCCCTGCATAACACTTTGGGAAGATCTCGGAGAGATGGCTCTTTACATCCTCATCCATTTTTAACCCGCAGAATTCCTCTCTGCGTCGGTCAAACTCCTCATATGTGGTGATTTTTAACAATTCTTCTTTCAGACTCATTTCACCGCCTCCTCAATTAAATCATAGAGCTCTGGACATTTGCTTTTAACCATTTCTGGATTTGCAATATATTCCCGGAACGGCTCTGACACAAACTCCATCATCAATTCATCACGAAAGTTACCCTCACTATCAAATGCGTCCCATACCGTTTCGGCATATATTCTCCCTTGATACGGAGATACAAGCCCATCTTTTTCCAATAGAAATATATCGACTGGATTTCCTTCATTATCATAATAGGTCTCCGTTTTTATATCCCAAATATCAACTTCACCTATTATCTTTTTCCTGATCTGAGATATTTTCTCGAAGTCCATCATCTTATTCTCTACCAGATGCCCTATTTCATGAACAACATCTTCTGTTTCCGCTCCTTTTGCTACATACAGTATATCACGAGTATAGTCATACTGGCTAGAGCCAATCTGGCCGACATCAATGACCGTGCCTGAATGGATCTGCTCCTGTACCTTTGGCGGAACTGATGCAATCGCCTCATTGGCCGTCAGTCTTTCCCTTGTTGTATTTCCAGCCCCTTTGTTATTTCTGACCAGATAATCTGTTTTTTCCTGTTTTCCTGCTATTTTATCTTCTGCATACTTCTGTTTCCATTCTTTATAGGTCATATCTGCTGGAACCTCCACGGTCTTCCCTGTCTCCGGGTCCCTGGCTGCCCGTGTCTCACCGGTCAGATCATCATCATAATAGGGCACATCGGTACAGCGGCAAAAACAGTGGAACGGCGGCATGTTCTCGCCAGTAATCTCTTTCCCCACCTCGTAGACCTCACCGTCTTTTTCCCCGCAGATCTCGCAGGTCTTACTGTCCAACGTGGCCAGAATCTGATATTTCTCCACGCCGTCCTCTTTGTACCCGGCATGGGTGGCCTCGCTCATCAGAAAGGAGCTCTCTGTATGGAGCAGCCGGTAAGCATCGAACTTTTTAGCATTCATCTTTTTGGCAAAGTCATTGGTCAAGGCCTGCGGACTCTTCCCCTGGACCATCATGGTTGTGAGCGATTCCATGAGTTGGGCCTGAAGATGATCCTTCTGCTTCCAGAGCCGGCTGGAAAAACTGGCGCCGTTGAAAGGGTATTCCAGCAGTTTCTCCACCGCGTGTGGATCCACTTGGGCGAATGCAGCGTGAAAGCCATGGAACTGATCGATATTGTACCATGTATGAAAATAGGTATCCTTATAGACCTCTTTCATGGTCTGCTCTGCCGCAGCCTGGTAGTCAACCGCATACAACTGACGGAGCATAGCGTCCACCTGGGTCTCCAATGCCTGGTATCGGGTGATTCTTGCTTTAATAGACATGTTATTGACAGTCTGATTATGCTTTCCGATGTTTTCCATGGCCAAATCGATGAAGTCTCTCAGATTGCCGATTTCTGCCTTAGATAACTGGCGCTGTGCCGCTGCATAGGACAGTCCATTCTCCTCTGCGTATTCGAAGTAGAAAGATTCTATTGTCTTCTGCAACTCACGCCGTGTCTGGTTGAAAGCCTTCTCCAGCTTCGCATAATATTGGTTTACCTGCATCTCTCCGGCTTTGTACATGGCCTCTTGCCGTGTCTTCCAATAGCCCATTACTCATCACCGCCCTTGCCACCTGGGGCCTTTTCGTCCGGACCCGCAGGAGGGAACATCTCGGAGATCTCCCGCTGGGCCTCTGTTTCTACTTCCTTCTGCTTATTGAGGATATCCATTTCTTTTTCCGGATCCTCGACCCACGGGTGCTTTGATACGATGGTCTCATCGGAAATCACCCCCTTCGACTGCTGGGCAATCTGGGAGAGTTCCAGATCATTCTTGACACTGGTACGTGTCCATGTCTGAACGATTGTGTCGTCTTTGATCTTGATATTCAGCAGCCGGCAGACACAGCGGACAAACCGGCCAAAGCCCAGTTTAAACTCTGTCTCCATCAGGCCGGATTTAAGCTCCAAGAGGGAATATAAAAAGCCCAGGGCCACCCCTGAGCTGTTACCAAAATTCTGCGGGTCCGGATCAATACCCTGCCCCTGTTCAAAAATACATTTCCGGGTCGTAGCCAGCAGCTCCTTGCGGGCCTCCACCGGCAACTCAATCGTTAAGGTGGACACTCCTGATTTGTCCTCTCCACCTTCGTTCTCGATCTGAATTGCTTTGTAGTCCTTCAGTTCCCGGAGGAACTGGCCCAGATCGTCGCCGCCATAGTTGGTAAGCACGAAAATAACTTCCTGGATATCTTCCAGGTCGTTGACAAATCCACTGAATACTTTGCAGTAGACATCAATCAAAGGCTTTATATTATCCAGGTCACCTGTATTGATATTGTTGTTGAAAAATGGGAAGAATGGCACCTCGCCGATATCATGCATAAACTCATTTACTAGATTACTGTTTCCTTCTGTGTCAATCAGGGTAAAGGAGTTATATGGCATCAGTCCGGTATCAATTACACTTCCTGCCTCCACCGCATACGCCTGACAGGTCGTATCATTCCAGTATTCGTAGACGTCCAGTTCTTGCCCGCTGTCTGTGACATCGTGATAACAGCGTAATGCCCCTTTAAACTCTCTCTCCAGGTTGTTGCTCCATACCGGTATAATCTGGCCAGATGGCACTATGGCATATTTGTACTGCTTCGTATTTCTGTCCTTCCAAAGATGTAGCCATGCTACAGAAGCGTTGGAAGCCTCTACACAGAGATCCTTGCAAGTCTTAGCATACTTATCCCCCAGGAACGCCGTCAATGCTTTATTAGATGCCTTATCGCCCAGATCGAACAGAGGCGGCGCTGTAAACATATAGGACGCTTTCTGATTGACTAGGAGGCCGTGGAAGTTGAGTGGGATCCTGTTATCTGCATTCCGCAGCGGGTTTTCTCCTTGCTCTGTTTCTCTTTTCTTAGGCGGCTCCAGTAAGATATCCGTCTGGTTCCGATAATACCGGTCCGCAGTATTGGCCTTAGCAAGAAAAGCACCGTACCCCGCCGTATACTTCTTAATCAGTTTTTTTACAACTTCCATTTCCATTTCTCTCACCTCTATTTCATAATTCGGATCCCTGTTCGATTCTTAATTATGCTCATGCAGAAATACCGCAGAGCATCTAATGCATGGTCGTGTTCCTTTACTGGTTTATCCTCTCCGCGCTCCCCGGCTTTCGCATCCCAGATGTAGGAAGCAAATTCCTTAATCAGGTTGTCACAGGAGGAATCAATAAAAATGGAACCCTGAAGCAGCAGCGTGGCCACGAACCGGATTCCGTCCAAAACATCATTTTTTGCTTTTTTTACTTTATAACCGTCCTTCTCCAGCTGAGCCTTAAAGCTGGCAGCTGCCGGATCCAGAATAACTGCCTTAATTGCAATACCGTCAAGCCAGGCTGTCAGGTCATCGGAGAACTCCTTATCCGTCTTCTGCCTCCCCTTGTCGCGGCCTGAGTAGTAATATTCCCGCCGGCAGTACCATTTCTTATCGGCAGCCTTATTCCACAACAAGAAGGCCGTAGGGTTCTGGGTTCCGTAATCACAGCTAACGTACCGCTCATCTGTCCAGAAATCATGTCCTGTCTTTGCCTTATAGGACACCGCCAGCGCTTCTGTGTCCGTTGCATTTCGGGCAGGGTCGAACATATCATAGATAATGCCCTCGGCCATTGCCCACAGGCCCATGATATACCGCTTGAAGAATACCCCGGTATACATACTGCGGTATCTGGCCTTAATCTCCTCCGATAAACTCAGATTGTCATCCATCGTAAAATGGACATACAGCAGTTTCTTGAGCGCCGGATCAGCCCCTGTCTTAGCTGCGTCTTCCTGGATTTTTTCCACTTTTTCCTTACCAAGATATCCGATGGCCTTATCAATCCAGTTGACCTTGAACCAGTGATATGGGCCGTCTGGATTGCAGTTAAACCAGTACTTCGAACCAGTAACCGAGCACCGGCCGGTTGCCTGATTGACAAAGGACTCCGGCATCAGAGCCACCTCATCACAGAAGAGGCCGGCCAGTGTGATACCCTGAATCAGGTCCTGACTGCGCTCATCCTTACCACCAAAGATATAAAAGTAGTTCGTTATCTGGCCGCGGCTGATTTCCACCAGATTGTCAGCCCGATGATCTGATATCCGATATCCACGACTTTTTAGCATCAGTTTCAGCCAAAAGAGAACGTTACGCCGGAAGGAACCAATAGTCTTGCCGCACATGGCAAAGTTCTGACCGTTATATGTGCTCATCGCCCAGAATATAAAGGACAGGGACATGCAGACGGTTTTACCCGACCGGATAGCGCCATCGGCGATAATACCGTCATAATCCTTCACCGGGCTGTCAGGCAGCCACCAGGTAAGAATCTGTTTCTGTCTCTGTGAAAATGGCTGGAACTTGAAAGTCTGTACTTTTGTGAGAATTCCCCGCTTTTCTTTCAGCCGAGCCAGTTTCTCCTTCATACTGGCAATATGCTCTTTAATTGTCATCGGCTCCTGCCTCCCAAAGACTTTCGGCTTCTGTATTCAGTGCTGCCAGGAACCCATCATCTTCCTGCCCTGCTTCCTGGCCTCCAATTTTCAGAGTTGCCAGCTCCACCTTCATAAGTTCAATTTCCAGGCGTGCATCATCAAAACCGAATTTATGTAGGGACTCAATTGCTCGTTGCTTTCGGCCCTGGACACGGGTCAATGCATCTTCAATGGACTGGATCTGCCCCAGGACTGCCTGATCCTCTTTTAAATCTGTCCATTTATCTTTTTCTGTTCCCTTTTTCTTTTTAACTGTCGTGAAATCGCAGTCCCGCAAATCTTCAATTCGTTTCAGCATCCGGCGCTCCCGGACTGTCAGGAGCTGGATCTCTTGAAGAAGCAGTTTCTCTTTATCTGGCTGGATCATGCCGATCAGCTGCCTCTCGTCGTCTTCCAGGGTATCAAAAAAGAGAGTTTCAAACTCTCCCGTAGTGACGGCATTTTTATTTCCCGGCGGTCCGGTACCGCCGTGGCCGACAGCGTTCTTATTCCCCGGCTGCCCGCCTTTACGATTGGTAACGTTACTTTTCGCATTAGGTAACGTTACTTTATCCCACTTATCCTGATTCTTCCACTTGCGGATCTGCTCTTCTGATACTTTCAGCTCCGCCGCTATATCTTTCAGTGGACGTTTCTTTCCGCTCTCCAGCCATAATTCGCAGGCTTTATCCCGGTTTGGGCTTCTCGGCCTTGCCATCACCACCACCTCTCATTCGTTTCGTTTTTGGGTAAAAGAAAAAGAGACAGCCGTGAGCTATCCCTCTATTTTAGTTTACTACTCAGTTTTTTCCTCTGGCATAGCATAACCTTTTTCAAAATTATAGGTTATACCGTCTATCACATGTTTACCAGTCATTATTGCCTTACCATTCGAACCAAAATATCTTTTACCATCTTCTAATTCTACAAAAGTATTTTTAACCATGCAACCCTCAATATCAACATAATATAAAACTTCTTTATCCTCTATAATCTTGTCCTTTACAATATAACCATCCTCTCCAAGATAAAACCAAGAATCACCGCTCTTTTGCCACGCATTCTTAACCATTTCGCCATTTATATCAATAAAATACCACATTCCATTTTCATACTCCTGCCACCCTCTCTTTTTATTTATCTCATTAACCTTTTTCTCTATTACTTCCTGTGACTTCATCATTTGATCAACATTATAAAAACCTAACCATAAGGAAATAATTCCAACGATTAATGCAACTAGCCCTAAAACGATACTGACCCAACTGTTCATATCCGAAAGGGTAATACTCTCCTCTTTTACAAGACTTGCAATAAATAATCCTACAATACTTGTTGCTAATACATATATAACAAATTCTCCCCAAAAATCCCTATACCGTTCTACTCTTTTTGCTATATTACCTTCCCCATATTCCTTTTTTCTCTTTTCACGTAGAATCCTAAAAATAAAAATCCCCTGTGCAATTATAATAAAAACAAAAATAATAAGTATAAAAATAAGATGATTGATATTGGAAAACCAACTATTCATATGCCATATTCCTCCCTCTCTTCTACATCATACCTCAAAATCCTTCAAAAGAAAACACCCATCTTGCGACAGGTGCTCTCTCAGGAGAATACTTATGTAGGATAAATCAGCCACTGACCGATAAAAGCCAGCGGCCGTCAATTGGGGGAGGTTATGCAAAATGGCTTTTTCCTTACCTTCTGCATGGTATCATAATATCATGGAAGTCCCCCCTCGTAGTTCCCCAATTTTTATCTTTTTTGTGCCAGCAGGTAAAAAAAATATCTGCGAGAGTCATAAAACTTAGTCCTGGACAGCGGAACATCCATGTACTCATATGGAACCCCTGATGCCACACTCTTAATCAACCACTGATAAATATCCGGGTCCGCCTCCATGGCCGTCTGCTCTATCAGTTCCACATCATTCTGCAGCATGGTGTTCCGGATCGCTACCCGCTCCGTCGGATTCCCCGGCGTATTTCCCTTTGGCATTCCATCATTAACAACTGCACCAAGACCATATCCCTTATGCAGCTCCTTTTTCTTCTCCTCATACTGCATACAGAAATATTTTAGTTCGTTATACTTTGCGCGGGATATATTATAGTCACTCAACTTCATATCCCGCTTTCTTACCTTGTCCAACGGCTCCACCTCCTACCCTCGGATGATTATAACTTCCAATCGGATACAAATGCCCCTGACCCTCGCAATCACAATTCTTCCGGCTACGTTCCGCCGGCCATCGCTTCCGGCAGATCAGGCAGATCTTCTCCACCTTCACCGCGCGGATACTCGGTTGACGTCTGTGCCTCCTCCAGATCGGCTTCCGCAGCCCCGGATCAGGACATGCTTCCGTGTAGCAGTAGGCGGGCATCGTCGCACTATGTGTTTCTGGCCTAGGGCCTTTCAGTATGTATTCCTGCTTCGCTGCTCTGGCCCGCATCACCTGGAGATTCATTGCATGTTCTTCTTTTCTATCCATGGCGCCTCCTGTATATCCGGTACGGAATCAGCCATACCGGAAGTGTGACAGCGATCACGATCTTAGTAGTGACTCCGATCCAGTATCTTGTGATCCGTCTGGCCTTACGCCGCGTAGCTCCCAGACCGGATACCATCTCGTCCATCTGTTTTATCATTATATCTCCTCCCTCTTTCAGAAAATATCAGTTTAATCAAATAGGCTCATTTGGCTATCGGCTCTGTTCATCCATATTACTTCTGTTCTCTGTTTTCCCTGTTCTGCCTGTGCCTTAAATTCGTACCGTCTCCAGCGGTGCAGATAGTCGTTGTATATCTCCGAATCATACCCGCTCAACACAACCGGCCCCGCATGGCTCAACAATGCTTTTAATAGTTTTTCATGCTCTGAATCCATTCCCATTTCGACGTTATAGTATCGTTGCCGTCTTGTGCTTAACAAGTAGGGCGGATCAGCATATATCAAGCAATCTGGCCGATTATACTTATTAATCAATTCAAACGCATCGGTGTTCTCAATCTCTGCATCCTTCAGTCGGCTTGCTACTTCCATAATTTCAGTTGGTAGCAATTTCCAAGGACCAGTAACTGCCTGTCTATTTTTACTTCCTCTTACCGGTCCGGCGTGCCGCCAAGAAGAGGAATAATACTGCATCCCGGCCCGGGACATATTGCAACGGATAATAAATCGCCTTGCCCTTTCTAATTCGGTGCAATTTTCTCGGTTATACGATTGCTTATACTCTTCGCGACTATATGGCGTTAACTCGATCATGTGCGCTAATTCTTCCGGTTGATCCCGTAAGCACTTAAACATATTAAATATATCACCGTCCAGGTCATTCAATATTTCTGTAAAGCTTGGAGTCTTATTAAAAAATACCGCTCCGGATCCTAGAAACGGTTCTATATATATCCGATGATCCGGAAGTATATTTATGATCTGCTGCGCAAGTGTCCATTTTGATCCCGGCCATCTTAAAAATCCCATATTATCTACCTCCTTTCTTTTGTTCAGTCAAATGTTAAGTTAATTGTTAAGCAAATCTCCCTCAACCTCAAAATATATGTACCGGCTACTTTGCCTAGTTGGTTTGTTTATGTCCACCCACTTTTTCAGCAGACGAGCATATATCTGCAACTCTTTGACCTTAACTTTGAATCTTGTCCATGTCTTTCCATCTCGCTCAAAAATACTTGTCTCCATTCTCTTTTCCTTCCTCCGGCAACCCGGAAAGCTTAATTATCAATGACTCGATAGCATTTAAGTTTTCTCTTTATGATATTGTATTCAAAATTCACGGCAGCACCATCGTTGTGCCATGCTCCAACCAGAAATGGCACTCCCGCCCATATCCCTATGGTCTCGTATTTTACAATTCCATATGACTCTATTTCCGGACAGTATACTGGTTTACCTGCCATTTGCTGTAACTTCTCCAGAGTAAGTGGTTTTTTATTCATTTTGGTCTCCATATCTTAATTTTACGGCTGATACGGCTCCGGCATCGGCCTCCAGGCAACCACTTCTGTTTCCTGCTCCGGAACACTGTCGCCCGCCTTGTCCGTCAACCAGTCGAAATCTGCCGCGTCCCAGTATAGCCAGTTAACATATGGGGCGCCACTGTTATATCCAGGCGTTACCATAGTTACTAGGTAATTTCCGTTTTCCTGCGGCAACTTTGCAGCCACCGGAATCCATTTTTCACGTCTATTCCAGATATCGGCGTTGGCCTTTATGTTCTCCTCGTCTGTACCAGCTACTCGATTATGCCTATATCCATCGGTTTTACAATGGCAGTCAACGCATTCCACGCTATACCAATTTTTAGGGTTCGCAAACTGCCTGACTTCCGGAATGCCGCCACAGAAAGGACACGGCTTCAAATCCACTTTAATTTTCTTCATTCTTACCTTCCTGCAGCTTCTTTAAGCATGTTGATACCGTTGCCTCACTGACCTTCAGTTCATCGGCAATAGCCTTTCCGGTCCAACCAGCTTTATGCAGCGCCATGATCTTGCCGGCATCTACCTTCTTTGCATTGGCCCGCGGCGTCTTAACCTCCTGCTTTACCGCTCTCACTTTTGTTCCAGTATCAGCTGTCTTCTTTTCCATAACCAGAAGATGACAGCCTTTCAGCCACTCCCCCAGTTCTGAAATAATAAAATCATTCTCGACCATATCCAATGTCCTGGGCTGCAAAACAATAACTTCATTACCTTTATCTAATTCCTGCAGTGCTTCCCGCAGGGTTAACTCTCCTCTGATTCTCCGTTCCATCGTCATTCTCCTTTCCGGTTTGCTACCGCTTCTCCTCTTCTAACTGCGAGAATGTCGCAAGCATAATCCGTCCACATATAGAAGCGGCACCATACCGCTTCATGATCGCAGCAAAATCATCTGTAGCCTCCTGCCACATTCCCGGCTCCATTGGCCGGCTATGATATTTTAAGTAAAACTTATATGCTTCGCAGAAGACGCCTTTTACCATCGCCGCGCTTTCTTCATCCCGCCTGCTCATAATCTGCACCCTGCCTTTCTGTAATGCGCCCGGCGCCGCTTCCACTGGTTTTCACAGAATGCTATATTATCTACATAATCGTAACAAACTGCTTCTTCCTTCCCGACCGCTGTCCTGGCAATCCGGCCAACGCTCTGAGTTACCACTGCATAGTCTTTCTTCGGTGTAGTCATGTACAGTCGGTCCAGACGCGGGATATCAAGTCCTTCCTTTGCCAGACTGTAACTGGCAAACAGGTAATGCTTCTTCCCTGACCGCATATCCTCGATCGCCCGTTCCCTGGCGCACCGGTCCTTTTTACTCGTCATGCTGCCATCAATCATTACTGCTGTTTCCCGGCATTCCTCCGGCAGCATCTCCATCAATGTCCTGAGATGCTCCAACCGGTCCGACAATATCAGGTTATAGTGCTTCTGGTTATGTACCAGATCCTCCACGATCAGCTGGCTTCGGTCCCGGTTTCCAGTCAGATACTGCATCAGTCTGCTGTACTCCAGCGTCCCATCCGTATCCAGGCATTCCCGCGCAGTAACGATGTCAGTATCTCTCTTCAGTATCCTGACCTGCATGGTCTTATCTGCCACCGCCTCATCCGGTACCCGGTAGATTACCTGTCCCAACACAGCGAACGTGCTGCGGATCAGGCCGTCAGACCGGTGTACCGTAGCTGACAGTCCATACTTATACCGCGCTGCCAGGCTGTTCATAACCTTGTAGAACATCGTCATTTGTGTTGGTGTTCCAGCCAACCGGTGGCACTCATCTACGATTATCACGTCCCATGAGTACCTATACTGTGCCAGATCCAGCTTGCAGAGCGTCTGGACCGTCGCAAAGGTCATATGGCTTCCTATGCTGACCTTGCCGGCCGTAATGGTTCCAAGCGTTTTCCGTGGAAAGTACTGGGCAGCTCGATCAAGTGATTGATTCAGCAGATCTTGAGTGTGTGTGATCCACAGTGTTTTACGTCCCAGGGAAGCAGCCAGGGCAATTCCCATCTGTGTCTTTCCTGAACCACACGGGCTCTGCAGGATTCCACAGCTGGCCCGCCACATTGCCTCTACCGCCGGCGTCTGGTAATCATACAGAGGGATATTCCCTGTATACTGCAGCTTTCCATTATCTGCCAGGTCGGTGATATATTCGCAGTCAGAAGGGAGCAGAGTTCTTATCTCTTTTCCAACTCCAACTGGTAACATCAGATCGCTGCCATCAACCCAATACAGCCATAGATTCTGCGGTGTATTGCCTGTCCATAATCCCCTCCGAGCCCGGTTTGCGTATTCCGGGTTCGGGATCACCAGATTCTCACCGCACCAGTTCTGTAAGATCTTTGGGGCATCCTTAATGCGGATCTCACTTCCGATTATCACCTGCATCTCTATCACTCCAATCCAGCCATTGCTCCAAGGGTATGCCCTGGGTTCTGCATACAGTTGCGTTAATCCGTTTAAATCCTGCCTCCTGAAGTTCCTGTAGTTTTGTATATGGTAGGAGATGTACCTGCTCATCTGGAAACCGGATTGCAAACATTCCTACTGCATTTCCCATCATGCTAAAAAGTATCATTGCATTGATCTGATTTTCCTCCGCCCGGCTTAACTGGAAACAATCCGTTTCACAATTTTTGCAGTCAAACAGGTACGCATGGCCGTCTTTAGCCGCAATCACGTCACATGGCTGACCGTTTTTGTTATCCTGGAAGAGATGAACCCAGAACCAGTGATCCGCCAGGATACCCGCAAACTCCTTTTCGAACCTGGATCCTGCCGTTTTATTACTTACCATAGCTTTTCTGCCTCCTTCTCTACTTCTATGGACAGCCGGCGCATCATCTTTAAATCGTCCTTTATCCTCTGGCGATTCGGCCTCTCCATGTTCCATAATCGCTTTTCATCTCCGGATTCTAGTGCATTTCTAAAATCGCTTATCTTCTTTGCCTCATTGCTGGCATCTTCCAAGAGGAAGCCCATCATTTCCAACTTTTTGATCAAAACTATCGTCCTTTCTCTTTGAGTCTTACCATTTTATCTAAATGTCTTTCCTGAATCTTACCCTCAAAAGTGCCGGAAACCCTATAAAATATAAGGGGTCTTACCGTCTTACCAAAAATCCGGTTACATATACCAACAATTTTAGAGCAAAAATATATGTTAAATTTTCTACAAACTTTTTTCTCGCGTTACGAGACCTTTAAAACAGGTAAGACCAGTAAGACAGGTAAGACTTTATTAAAAAAGCTAGATTTCATGCGGATTTCAGGGTCTTACCAAGGTCTTACCAAATCTAAAAAGTCTTACCTTTTTTACTCAAAAGGTAGCGTTTCCTGCCCATCCGTGGTCATAAAACCGTCTTTGTCCGTGCCGTCATCATCCTGAGGAAGCAAAAATTTAACATAACTGGACTTGATTCCGTACACTTTGGTCTGGTGTACCATTTTCTCTTGGGAATTCCGCATCAGATACCCTTTTTCCGCCCATTTCTTGCTCACCGCCGTATAATCGAAGTGGTTCTGCTCCAGAAAACCAAGAAGCACATCCCGGTTGATTATCAGTATTTCCCCGTCGATCTTTCCCCACACCTCTCCTTTGTTCGGCGAGCTATCCGCTTTTGGATCTTCAAATCGTACAGGGTTCTTTGCTGCCCAGTTGAGCACAGACTGGTAAGCGCGTTCTGCCACATCTACCTCGCAGGCGCTCTGGAGATACTTTTTCACGTTCTGAATTGTCAACGGTTTCTCATCTGTGAAAAAAAGCTGGCCTTCAATTTCATCTGCAAGCAGGATGCACGCCATTGCCATGGCCTGTTTATCTGTGGTGTCTAACCGGCACAATTCTTCAAACAGTTCACGGTACCGCATACTTATCTTTTCGTATTCTGCCTCCTGTATATATTCCACAAACTTCCTCCCGGCAAATCCATAGTTTTCCTGAACGATGCTGCTGACATAGTGGCCATCATCCACCAGTGGCCCGTCAATGGCGATCTCTATAACGCGGTTTTTGCTTCCTCCCCCGGAGTTGACCTTCGTGATCGGCTCCTCCCCTGTGAACAGGAAACTGTTCTTCCACGTCCTGGTTTCTTCCACTCCGCCATAGGCCCGCGCACGGCCTCGATCCACCCCCTCCGTTATCTGATAGATCAGCTGGTCAAAGTTCCCCTGCCATTTATCTTTGATCGTCTGCAGCTCATCACCGGCGAATGGAATGCTGCACAAAAATGCTGCATTCCGCATAATAGCATTACGGGTCATGTTCATGGTTTTAACCAGGCCGCCCATCTTCGGGTTCCCCCAGATGCTCATGGATACCATAAGAGCCACAGTCTTGCAGGTCCCGGTCGTCCCCCAGACATGCAGAACAAATGGCAATACCTTCAGCGGTTCCAGAAGCACAGAAGCAAAGCTGGCCGCCATCATCATACGAAGAGGAACATTTTTCCGAAGGCCGGCACAAAGATTCAGCCAGGTCTCAAAACTGCCAGCCTCTTTTACGTTCCTGAAAATCGCCTCGTAATCCATATCGCCCTCATACCGGATATCATCTGCATACGGGGTGAAGGAATTCCCCACCCAGCCCAGACGATTAATGGATTTTTTAGGATTCAGTGTTAATGGATTCAGCCCCACGCAGTCTGAAATATATCGGACCATATTCTTTGCATTATCCGATGTAACCTCAATACCAAACTGACTTAGCGCATCCACAATCTTATTCGTATTTGCGCAGACACTTCGATCTACAGTAATGGTCTGCCAGGCAGCTGATTTAAAGTATGCCAGCGTGATCCGCTCCTCCGCTGTATCAACATTCTTAAGAATCTCGACGGGCAGGATCGGATGGCTGCACGCCTGGAATGGAACCGGCATGGCATTTTTATCATACCGGATCGTCCTGACTCCTAGATCATTTGCAGTCCACTCACCGCATATCAGCTCCAGTGGCTGATCCGTAAACTGGGTCTTGTTTCCAGTCTGTTTCTGGCGCTGTGCATAGTCAAGAACGAAGGATTTATACAGGTTGTTAAACTCGGTCACCCTTTTCAACTGTCTGGCCGTATTACGAAGAGACTCTATGTACTGGGTCCGCTCGATATTATCCTCAATCTCAAATATTTCGTAAAAAATTTCATCTGGAAATGGTTCCGTCGGCTTCAATGCGGATATACCAGTCAGCAATTCGTCCTTCGATTTCTCCAATCCTTCTCACCGCCTTCTTGTCTTCATAAACCTCTTCCGGACACTCCTCCAGGTTCTGCAGCAGATACTCAATATACGTAATGTTCTGCAGTGCCTCTGTAAAATGCTCATTCCGCTCATGGATCGCCTCACACAGCAGGATCCAGTACATTTTCACATACATTATGGCCCGCTTCTTAAATACAGCCACAGCCGCTCTCCTCCGGCGTGCCAGCTCCGCTTCCCGCTTCTCCCGGTATGTCACCGGCTCCGCCAGAGGAATATCAAAAGCGGCAGCCAGTTCTTTCGCGGCTTCATAGTTGCTCGTGTCAAGATACATTGACACGAACTTAATCTGATCACCGCCGGCCCCGCAGGAAAAGCAGTAAAACCCTTTTCCGTTCGGATATATCTTAAGGCTGGGATCTTTATCCTGATGGAAAGGGCATAAACACAGCCCCTTCCGGTTAATCTGCAGGCCGTAATATTCAGCCACTTGCTGCATGGATACCGCTTCCTTTATCTTCCGGAACAGCTCCGGATCATAACCTTTCATTACCATCAATCTCCAAACCTCGTATGACCAAGAAGTCCCTCCATGGCAAACATCCAGCCATTCTGCCCAATATCATCAGCACAATGGATTCCGCCCTGCAGACTTCCTATGTCGGAATTATCAATCAGACGCATATCAAACTCATCCGGATCCGGAAATCCTCTCCGGATGAGTCCTGAACGATACCCTGGGATTAATAACGGAACTTCCGGCCTTACATGAAAGGGATCCCTTCCTCTCCGGTTCCTTCCGGGATATTCACAAAACCGTCACTGTCCATAAAAGAAGGGGGCGCCGCGGCATCTGCCGGATTTGGTCTACCGCCTCCGGCTCCTGTCACTGGCAGCAGCTCATCTTCCGGCACTTCCGCTTCTGCCAGGCCGGCAACGCTGCGGATCCGCCACAGCTCCGTCGTCATTGCGCGCTCTCCATTATCCTTTTCGTACTGCCGGCGGCGGAAAATACCACCGAATTTTTTATTGACAAGCGTTTTCTCATTGTCTTCCTTATCCCACTGGAAAGTGAAATTGTTAGACCTCTCAATGGCAGTAACAACACCCTTGAGCCATGGCGTTCCCTTATCATCCATGTTCTGTTTAAAGACACCTCTCCATTTGGCTTTTGGATTCGTTTCTTTTTCTGCTTTAAACTGCTTATCATAAAAGTCTGCATACTCTCCTTCCGCAATATCGTACAGAATTACAAACTTTCTCCACTCATGCCCGCTCTTATCTGTATCCGTCACTTCGGCAACCTGACGAATTTTACAAACATATTTTCCTTTTGGAAGGGCCTGAAATTCGCCCGTATAAGCTGCCGCCTCATCATATCCCTGTGGTTTCTTAATCATTTTTCTTATCCTCCTCTAAGTTCTTCGGGTTCTGAATCCCGTAATATTCTCTGATTGTGTTGTCTACCATTAAAAGATCGTTATCAATCTCAAGCGCCTGGAACATCCCCATTGGAGACTTACTGACCGCGCCATTTGCCGACTGGGTAATAAACCGGTGATCCTCGCCATCTAACACACACCGCAGCACAATCGTAAACATTCCTTCCACACATACTTTCTCATCCAGCAGTTTCCCGATGGTCTTCGGTTTAACATCGCCGCTGTCGTCCTTATCTTCGTGCATCATAAAGTACACGATCTGGTCTTCCCGCATAGTTACCACGAACTGAATCAGACTCCAGAACCGGTCTCCCAGATCATTGTAAAGGGAGAATACGCCATTCCCTTTTCCAGCGTTACTGTGGCCCCGCATGAACTGATTCGTAATAAGATATCCGGCATCGTCAATTACCACTGATTTCTGCTGACAGCCTTTAAGCGCTGTCATAATCTTATTGTAGTCATCGGATTGGACTGCCGGGATCTTCCCCTTAAATGGGAGCGGCTTTTTCAGGACATTGATTAGGGCAAAATCCTTACCCACGCAATTTCTCATACTTGCACTTTTACCGGCCCCGCTCCGGCCTATAATTAATACTGGCACTGCCATGGCTTCCTCCTTAATATGGCAGCGAATCTTCCGCTGCTTCCTCTCTCCCGTCTGCCGGTTCCTCATCTTCCTGACCTGCATTATCCGCAATCCAGTCATCCTCAAAAAAGCTGATGCCGTTCAGACGTGGAAACAACACTTCCAGTGCCTTATTCCCTGGTGATTCCGTATGTACCCAATAGATTGTCGTTTCATTCTTCCAATAGAGCACGCCGGCAAGAAAACTCGGCCTGGTTGGCATCACCTCCACGGTTGTATCCAGTTCGCTCCGCGATATCACCCGGTCTGACAGGGACCGATCCGCAACCACGAATCTCAAATCGCTGTGCTTCTGACACACAATATACTCATGAGGCCAGGCAAACAGCATTACCGGCGCCACTACGGCAAAATCTTTTGCTGCTTTCCACTGCTCATACGGATCCGGATAATCGAATACAGTCTCCGGTTCCGTATCTCCATCTGGATTAATCTTAAAAAGATAGCATTCTCCTGCTTCCGGCAGATCTCCGATCAGCTCCATGATTGCAGCCTTGAACTTATTCGATGCGTACGGTATTTCAATATACAGCCCCCAGTTATCGGAATAAACCAGATAATGGTCATTCACATTCCCTACGATCAGGCCGTGCTTCTTCAAACTGGCCTTCATGATCTTCTTCAATTCTCCTGTTTTTAAGAACATCTTCACAATCCCCTTTCCTGTTTCTCTCATTGCTCTCATCTATTCCGTGCCGTACCAATGCAAGTACCATATCCATTTCCTCGAAAGACAGATGCCACACGCCTGTAACCATGAGTTTTACAACCCGTGCTGCAACATCCATCAATACCTGCATACGGAACGGAGTCATATCCCCGCCGCCCATCAGCGGATCCCCAGATGCTCCCCACGCGGTTCCAAATGCGCCCAGTCTACCTGGCGCTCGGATAATAAGGCGCGGACCGCATCTCCGTTTACCTTCGGTGGCTGCGGAATCAGGAAGCGGCCCGGGATATCGTCAATGGCTCCGTCAATGACCAATGGTTCCTGACCGCCGTTCTTTGCCACGCTGATCGTAAAGAGGGGTGTCTTAATCTTCGTCTTTCCTATAGCCTTCATGTTCTCCATGAGCGTTGTCTTCAAAGCCTTCTGGCGGTTCTCCAAGCTTGTCCTCCGGGCATTCAGGCGGGATTCTTCCGCCTTCAATGTCTCAATATCGGCTTTCATATCAGTAATAATGATCGCATAAGATTCTGCCTTGTCCTCGATCTCTCCGAAGATAGCTTCTATAGTATCCCGGATAACCTGCTCATCCGTTTCGCCATCATAAAGCATCTGCTCCAAAATCTCGTACTGCTCTGATAATTCGTATAATCTCATCTCGTAATCCTCCTTAAAAATCTACTTCATCCGGTCTGATCGCCCCATAAAGTCTTTGCGGTACTGGCTGTTTACAGTTCACAGGCTCCGGCGGCAATGCCTCGTCAATCGCCTCCAGTACCTCAATCAGTGCCTCGGCCATCATATCCTGCCTCACCAGTATTTTTTCAGATATACATTTCACGCACTCAGCCATAGTCTCCTGGCTGAATCCGATCTCTTCATCATTCAGTGCGATGCTACCATAATTACTGCTAACAGTAATCGCCGGCTGCTCTGCAAGTATCTTTGTAGCCGTCTCGCACAAGTCAATTCCGTCATTTAAACGGTTGACTCTTCCCAGCGTGGCCTCTGCGCGTTTCATTAATTCTTTTTTTACCATCTTGCACTCCGTTTCTCCCCATGGTACAATGGGGCTGTAGAATAATTAGTAGTTACCTTGAATCCCTGGGAGTTGCAGCTCCTGGGGATTCTGCTTTTAGTGTATTTACGCGGCGTACCGCATCAGAAAGCTCACTGAGTTTGTATGCGCGCGGCCATATTTCAGTATCGGAATCTTTGCCGGGAGTCCAGCCAGCAGAATATGTCCGAATGCTTATCCGCCCAACATGACCAGAAAAGTCAAAAAATACTGTTGGAAGATTCCCTGTAACTTTCTGTTCTCTTGGTTCCAGTCCATTGATATCCAGCGCCAGATCTAGCAGCCGGTGGATCTGTTCACGCTTCCGCTTCTCCATCTTCTTCTCTAATCGTTTCTTCATCATCCTTCACCTTCTCCTTCCAGTTCCCTTGCATGGGTATTCATAAAATAGACAGTCATGTGGTTGATCTGTGCAAACTCCTCCCGCGTTATTGCTTCCAGCTGACGCGCCATACAAGCTTGTCCATATGTCTGATAAAGCAGGTCGCGCGACAGGGAGCGCTGCGCATACCGCGCTTGTTTTTCCAACTGTTTCATAATTGTTTCCTTCTGCATCTGATTCCCTCCTCTCAAATCAATCTCACCAACAGCAGATACCCTATGTACCCGCAGGCCACCGCCCCGGCCAGATCAAAGATCCCAACCAGCAGCCATTCCACCCAATCGATTAGCGGCGGCCGGCTGTCGTCCTCGAAGTCGTCGAGGTTGTCAATGTACTTCTGCATTCTGTATCACCTCCTGCTTGTCCATCAGTACCGCTATTAAGCGGTTTCATCTTTCTGTACCTCGTCTTTCTTTTTAATAGACTTAACAGTCACTGTACATTCTCCCCGCGCCGTGAATATCCGGGCCAAAGCCTCAAACGCCCGTTCCACATTAACGCTGTTAAGCGCAACTACAGTATCTTTCATTTCTCACCACCCCTCTCTGGTAGATTGTATGTATGACCGGTTGTACTTGTTTCCTGATTTCCTGCCATTTGCTCCAAATCCATGCTTATCTGGCCTTCTACTTCCATACAGCGCCTTGAGGCCTTCTCTTCGGATAATTTTAACCCGTTAAGCTTTTCTGTCAGCTGCCCGTCCACGCTTCTTAAGGCTTTTATATCCCGGCTTTCGTCGATATTGACGTATTTTGATACGCCACCTACCTTACAGTTGAATACCGTCCGTATGCCTTTATCATCCCGGATATGTGCCATCATCTGATGTGTTAGTTTCCGGATTCCCTGTTCTTTTGCTGCTTGTGGGTCAAACAGATAATGCGGTCGGACTAAATCCATGATTTCTTCCGTTGTCATTTCTCCTGATTCCATCATTTTCTGAATGATTACTTCTCTGGCCTTAGGTTCCAATTTTCGGGTTCTTGCCATGCTCTGTTACTCCTTTCATAAAAGTTCTTATCTTTAATAATTTGCGTATCGTGTCTTCAATTTCCCGCAAATACGATTCAGCCGTCTGCGGAATGATTATTTCACTCATCATTTTGAATTCCTTTTCATCAGCATTGAGTTCCAGAAATGCATACAGGGCTTTGTGGTACTTCTTTGTAATCTTCCCGCACTCGTCCATATAGGAATAAAAATTCTCTTCCTTCTGCACCTCCGGGAGCTGCGACTTCCTGCTGGCAAAATCCAGAATCTTCGCCTGCTCCTCTGGCGGAGCCTTACGAAGTTCTTTGGCTGTTTCGATCGCCTGATACTTTGGGAGGTTCTCAAGAGGGGGGAATTCTTCTACTGCCTTGACATGCTGTTTGGCGTCATGAAGCGTTTTCGGCGGAATTCCGATTTCTTTAGCTATAGTCCTTACACCTATTCTGTTCGGGTCATTTAAGTGTGCGGACTCCGCACAGTTGTTTTTCCCGGGCTCCGAAAAGTATTCCTTTTCCTCTAATTCCTTTTCCTTGATCTCTGCCAACTCCACGAGATTCTTTGACTTCTCCAGCTCCGTTAAATCTTTGCGGCGGATGTTCTCCTCGAGCTCCAGAACTCGCAATTCTTTCTCGGAAATATCTTCCAGTACCTTCGCTTCAATCTCTTTCTTTCCGATCCGCTCACAGGCCAGCAGTCTCCGACACCCGGCTATTAAGTTGTAATCGGAATCCACTACAATGGGATGGAGAAGACCGTGTTCCTGGATACTCTCCGCAAGAGCCTGCATATCGCCATACTCATCCCGAACACGTTGGCCTATCTTTACATCTTTGATTTTTAGAATCATGTGTCCTCCTCTTGTTGAGTTTTCTCAACATCCAATGTGCTTCTACATCAGGCTACCCCTTGCTTTCTTCCGCCAGCTTCATCAGGTATGCATCCCACTTAACGGCATCTACCTGCCACTCGCGCCCTACCCGATACGCCGGGGAGCCTTTTCGCTTAAACAGGGCTGCTATGGTGTCGTAACTTTTGTTGTGGCGGGCCATGCAGTCTTTAATTGTCAAGATGTCTGACACTGATATCACGCTCCTTTCTTTGAAATATTCATCCTATGCGTTGCAATTTATTTCTTTAAATGGTAATATAATTACATATTTAAGGAGGTACGCGTATGCTATATGGTGAATTAAAGAACTTTACCTGGGGTGAATTGAAAACGTTGCAATGGGGAGATCTGGCCCTTGATAAATACGAGTTAATCGCCAAAGCTGAAAACGGTTCAATTCAATTGCCCGATGATGTCAAAGAAAAACTTCGGTCTCTCTGTGTTGAACTGGACAACCATTCACCTGAAAAGAAGACTTTCTTTTCAAAACAGAAATTAGAAACTGTTGGAGATGTAACTAAAATTCTTTCTAACATCATAACCGTCGCAAAAGGCTTAAACGACTTAGGGGTTCAGGAAATGTTGAAAAACTGCCTTGATTCCATCATAGAACTTTTTCATTAATTCCTTACTCTCAGACCCATGCAACAGGACAAGCACCAGTGCCATAACGACAGCCCATAACAGCCCGATTGCCCGCCAGCAATCATTGAAGCTGCTTTCGATCACGTCTACGGCATTTGCGTCTACCGAGTACCGCTTTCTTCCCAGAATGCTTATTTTCTGCGGGGGAAGCGGTGTATTTACCTTTCTTTTCATTCCTATGCTCCTTTCTCATCTTCTGACACACTCACCATTAGATATTCCATTGTTACTCTAAATAACCTCGCCATCTCCAATAGCTTCGAGCTTGGAATATCTGTGGATTCGGATATCCAGTTGTAATAAGTCTTTAAAGAAACATTTAATTTCTGTGATAAATTTTCTTTTGACAACTGTTTCCTCACTCGTTCTGCTTCGATATTGACTTTCAGATACAACACCTCTTTTCATAATGTGAAATATTTTTCATGATATAGTAAATATTTTTCCAAAACCACTATATATTGTGTTTTTCAAGATATTTTTATTGCTTTTCTAAATAATTTGCAGTATAATACATTTAGAACTTACGTTTGGCATATCAATAAAAAGGAGATTTAATGCATGTATCAACATTACTATTTTAACAACACCACTGATGAACATGGATACCACGAAGTCCACACAGAAGGTTGTAGCTTTTTACCCTCTGTTTCCAACAGAACATATATAGGATATTGTGCAAATTGTTCTGAAGCCATAAATTCCGCCAAGGACAAGTACCCTTATTATGTTTTTGATGGTTGTTTCTTTTGTTGCAACTCATGCCACAAGGGATAAGGTTAGCTGACATTAGTCAGCTTTCTTTATAACTGCATTTTTCTTATAAACTTCCTTTACTTCATTACAAGCCAACTCAAGACACTCCAATGTCATTTGATTAGATATCATACATTCGGTAATTGCGTTGGTTAATTTCGCTGACATTTCATGTAAAAAAACAGTATTAAGTTTTTCTGGGATTTCCATTTATTTTACCACCTCCTTATCTGGCAACTTAAGCTTATATTCAGCGAGCTCCATTGGTGTTACGTTCATTGCTTCGCACAGTGCAAACATTTCATTGGCCTCCAAACGTCTTTCAAGATTAATTACCTGGGATAGTTTGCATGGAGACATATTCGCTTTATTAGCAATTACAGCTTGAATATATCCTCTGTCGCGAATCATGCTTTTAAGATTCAATCTAATATCCATTAGGTTTCTTCACCTCCTTAACTCATTTTTTGAGTACACCATCATATTATCACTCACTATTTTAGTTGTCAATATTATTTTACTAATTTTTTGAGTTTTTGTATTGATTTTCTAAATGAGATATGGTAATCTTAGAACATAGAAAGCAGGTGAATATAATGACAAAGGAAGATATTGGAATAACACTAAAACAACTGCGATTGGCCTGTGGCATGACGCAGAAAGAAGTTGCTGAGAAAATAGGGAGAAAGCAGCAAATTGTGGGACACTGGGAAACAGGCTACGCTCAGCCAGATGCAAACACGCTATTTACATTATGTGAGATATATGGAACCACTGTAGATGAAGCATTTGGATTTGTTCGAAAAAATATAGATATATCACCATCTGATTACGAACTAATAAAAAAATTCCACGCTCTCGATGACCATGGCAGGGAAAGTGTCAACATAATATTAGATCGGGAAACTCAACGTGTTAAGTCTCTGGCCAATATGCAGAAACAGCTTTCCACCCAGTCCACGTATGTTATCGAGCTGGAAAAGGCTACGCGCCCTCACTACACTATTAGCTATTATCAGAAACTGGCTTCTGCTGGAAGCGGTGAATACTTATTTGACAATGTTCCCACCGACACGATTGATGTTCCAGTAACTGCATTATCTGAACAGGCTGACTTTGCGATCGGCGTCAACGGTAATTCGATGGAACCAACTTATTACGATGGAGACAAGGTATATGTCAGATTGACCGAGGAAATCCCTACTGGGCATATCGGCGTGTTTACGCGAGGCAATGAGTGCTTTATCAAGGAACTAGGAAATGACCGTCTTATTTCACACAATCATGCGGGTGGCTATAAGGACATTCCTGCCAGCGAGGAGATTAAACTTGTTGGGGAAGTTTTGGGAAAGGTAGAAGAAATATGAAAATAGAGTTTGCCAAGCCGGCGGTAAAATATATTAATTCTGCTGACAAGACCACCAAACAGCGGCTTAAATTTGCTATTGAAAAACTTCCGCTCGGCGATGTTAAGAAACTGCAAGGATTACAAAACGATTATCGCCTCCGTGTTGGTGATTTAAGAGTTCTGTTCTCCATATCAGAAAATACTATTACAATAAAAGATATTCTGCCAAGAGGGCAGGCATATAAACGATTATAGGAGGTATTGCGATGAGCAAAGAAATGTTGCATGGGCTGATTGATATGATCCCAGAGTCTGACACTGAAACTATTTATAATGTATTGCTCAAATTTATCCCTACAGACATGCCAGAGAACGATGAATTAAAGGCCATTGCCTTTGCCGATAGAAGCATCGGATCCGAAGGCACTGTGCCTATGGATTCAATCAATTGGGACTAAGGAGGCGCATTATGAAGTACAAAGAATTTTTAGAGTATCTGGAAAAAAATCTGGACGGTTACCAGACGTTCATGCGTAAAGCTCTAGAATATCAGACAAGAAAAAATGCTAAACGGCAGAAAAAAGACCGTTGGAACGAAGAAAAAATAGAAAAAGCCGCTTATGAGATGTGGAAAAAGTCCATGGAGAATCTATACAATAATCTGAAAAAGGAAATTAAATCCGATTTATCTTTTTCATGGACTTCTTACATTGAAAAACATGAGATATTAGAAACCGTAAACGAAAGTATCAGTGAACTGGATTTTAGCGAGGAGGTGGCATAACGCACGAAATGTAAAAATAAGCATTTTAAAACCGAAGGATTTAGATTAATTAATTCAGGAGCTACGCTTCAGAAAACGGATTTAGAGTTAATTATTACCAATGACGAAATAGGTAAAACCATTACAGTCATTGACGGACCTATTGGTCTTACATTTCCAGCAGATATTATCTCCAAGTATCTGCAATAGATCTGAAATAGCAAAAAGCCCCAGGAGCTACCAACTCCCAGAGCTTTTCACATAGATTTCTCTTGCCGGACGCACCGGAAGATACAATCATTCTCGCAAATTGATTATATCATTTCCAAAGCGTCCTGACAAGGGGCGTATTTTTTATACCCAAAATTAATACACTTAACCAAGGAGATGATATTATGACAAAGCCCCAGACCGCCCTTCTGCGTGTAGCGCTCTACATCCGTGTATCCTCAGACGAACAGGCTGAACGCGGCGATTCCATTCGCGATCAGAAGGAACGCGGAATTAAATATATTGATGATCATCAGAACATGGTCCTCCAGGACACTTATATCGACGACGGCGTCTCCGGCCAGAAGCTGGATCGTGATGATTTTACCCGCCTGATCGGGAATGTAAAAGCCGGCCTGGTTGATCTCATCATATTCACAAAATTAGACCGCTGGTTCAGGAGCCTGCGCCATTATCTCAATATTCAGGTCATATTGGATAAGTACAATGTTGCATGGACAGCCATTGACCAACCCTACTTTGACACTTCCACCCCTTACGGCCGTGCCTTCGTAGCTCAGTCTATGACATGGGCGGAGCTGGAAGCTCAGAACGGCGGCCTGCGCGTTGCCGATGTCTTTCGCAACAAGGTAGTTCATGGAGAGGTTATCACCGGAAAGGTGCCGCGCGGCTACATGATTCAAAATAAGCATTTAGTTTTTTCTGACGAGGCACCCGCGATGTTGGATAGTATTCAGTACTTCCATCGGGAACAGGGGCTTGCCAAAACCGTAAACTACATGCGGGAAAACCACGGAATAAATATGAGTATCCAGAACCTTAAAAACAGTATCCTGCGAAACGAGAAATACACCGGCCGTTATCGCGGCAACGAAAATTACTGTCCGCGCCTGATTTCTGACGAGATGTATCAGGACATTCAACGTGTTCTTGACAACAACAGCACGATACGCTCCAGCCAAAAATACCCCTACATATTCTCAGGAATCCTGATTTGTGACGAGTGCGGCCATAAAATGAGCGGCTGCCACATTAACGTCGTGAGCCGCAGGACCAGCGGAAAAGTCTACCGCTACAAATATCCTGCTTATGAATGCCTGCAGTACCGTGCATACAAAAAATGCAGCAACGGCGGTGAGATTCGAGAAATGAGGATTGAAGAATATTTATTAGAACACATCCGGGAAGAGTTAAGCGGCTATCTGGTAGATTTTGAGACAGGGGAAGCCAAGAGAATTGATAATCGCGCAAAAAAGAATAAGATCCGCAGAAAACTAGACCGTTTGAAGGATTTGTACCTGAATGAAGTGATCAATCTGGAAGAATATAAAAAAGACCGCGCGGAGTATGAGGAACAGCTTGCTGCCCTTCCAGACATGGAACAACCGATAAAAAATCTAAAACCGCTTAAGCAAGTTCTGGACTGCAATTTTGAGATCATCTATAATAATTTAAACAATGAGGAAAAGAGGGCCTTCTGGCGGTCAATTATTAAGGAAATCCGTGTATCAAAGAGTATTGGGCGGAACCGGAAATATCAAATTATCTTTTTGTAA